AACCAATCCGCCACGCCGGCCAGAAACTCCGCCCCGGAAATCAACGAATCGGCAATGGCTTCCCCAATGCTTTGCCCGCCAAACCCCGCCACGAAATTCGTGAACGCTTCATTCAGCGCCGTAACCGCCGGGGCCAAATTCGCCACAACTTGCGTTACAACGCCCTCAATGGCTTTTTGAACCAGCGTGAAACTATCGTTCATGGCCTCGACATTCTGGCCCTGTACGTTCGTGAGCGCCAGCCCCAGGCGGTCCGCCATTTCCATAGCCTGCCGGATACCGTCCGCGCCGCCCGAAAACATCGGCAACAGGTCCGCCCCCGCCTTACCAAACAGAGCGATAGACGCGGCGGCCCGCTCCGCTTCCGTTGGCAGGGCCGAAATAGACTCCGCGATAGCTTGGAACCGCTCCGGGCCGCTCATCCCCTGGAGATCGGCAACGGATAGGCCAATCCGGCCAAACGCGGCCACGGCCGTTTTCGAGCCCTCCGCGGCCAAAACAAAAGCCCGGTCCGCTTTCGTCATCGCGTTCGCGATTTTATCGACCGATACCCCGGCCAGATCCCCCGCCAGCGCCAGCCCGGCAAACTCGCCGTAGGTGGAACCCGTCCGGGCCGCCAGTTTCGAAATCTGGTCGATGGATTCCGCCGTGGCCGCGCTCATCCCCTGGAGAGAACGAACGGCGCTTGAAACTCCAGACGCGACAGACCCAAACAATTGCGCGCCGCTTATCGCCGTGAGCATCCCCAGGCCACCGCGGAGCCCCTTCACGTCCGCGGCCAGCTTGTCGAAAGCCGACGAGGCTTGCCGGGTGCCCGCCAGTAGGCCGGAAGTGTTCGCGGTGAATACCGCCGCAATCCTAGACGTTGCCGTCATCGGGCCGCCTCCCGCGCGTCTAGCTGCGCCGCGAACGCGGGAACCTTCCGCAACTCCGCCAGCATTTCAGCCTCAGACTGAAACGTGATTTCCTCGCCGGTATAGGTGGGGAGGAAAAGTTTTTCGAAATCCGGGGCAACCTTTGCGCCGGCCGCCGCCGCCAACAGCGTTACTTGACGGCCGGACCGCCGCCACGGGTCGCCCCAAGGCCGTAGTTCGTAATATGCCCGCCATTCACGTATAGCATCCATCGAAAGGGTTCCCGCCAGTGAATCAACGTCCGGAATCCCCATTTCGAGAGCCAAACTCAGGAGAAATTCCCGCTCCGGGTTTTCCTTCAGCTTTTTTTTTCCGCATCATCCGCGTATAGGCCGCGCAAGACCGTTTGCCACGCGGCAACATAAACCCGCATAACAAACTCCGGGGGCAATCCCCGAACCGATTCCGCTTCCTCCGCCGGAAACATCCGCGACCCGTCCGGGTTCGCCAAACATACCGCCACCGTCTCCGCCACCAATTCGGCCGGCGGTTCCGACCCGTTAAGCTCGCGGTGCCGCCTTACCAGATCGTGCCATTCCAGAAACGTAGGGGAACGCATTTCGACCGAATCCGCTTCCCCTTCAATCGCCACCGCCCGCACGGGACAAGCCAGTTTCGATAAGACCGTTTCACGACTCAGCGGCATACAAAAACCTTTCCGAACTAGATGAGTTGAAATTCCCAGGTGGCGCGAACCAGATCACCGACCGCGCCGCCGATCCCGAGTTTACTAGGGAACCCCGGATAGCTTACAGATCCCCAGGATCCGGAAACCGAAAGGTTTGCGACATAACCAACCGAAAACGTAGAAACCGCGGGCGAACCGAGGAATTCAAGCGTAATGGTTCCCGGCTTGATTAGGCCCGCCTCTAATTGCATGACGCAACGGGATTGCGAGCCACCGCCGACAACTACCGCGCCCAGGTTTGTAACGTCGTTCGCTTCACAGGTCGCAAGCGTAATATCGAAACGAATCAAGCCGCCTAGAAACTTGCCGTCCCAATAGGCCACCGTCCCTTGCGCGTCCGGGTATAGGCTCTGGAATTCTTTTTCATCCACGCCACCACCCCCTAGGCCGAAACAGGCCCAGAAGAAATAGCGGGCAACAGCTCAGGGCCGACAGGGGATGCCGCGGGGGCGGCCGCAGGGGCCGAAGTTGTTTCCGGCGCTTCAATCCGGAAACTGGCGGTCCCCTTCAAAACGTCACCAACCGCCGATTCAACCTCATATTCCGTACACCATGCCATGCCCGAAATATTCAGCTTTTCGCAGGTAATGGGGTGGGGTTCCGTTGTATCGGGTTCGGTCAACCCGAGGAATGAAACGGTAATCACCGCTTCCGTTCCCTTTGTGGAATCCTCGATAAGCGGCGCGTCTTGATAAACCCGCTTGGTTCCGGAGGCTTGATTGACCGTAGAAACGTCAATCTTGTTTCCTTCAGTATCCGGGCCGCTCTTTTTCTTCTTAACGTTCGTCGCTTCGAACGTCACGCCGTCAAAGATGAAGATTGTTCCCTGACTGTCTTCAATGTCCGCCATTATTTTTCCGCCTCCCGAAAGCGTAGTTCGAACGACATTACAACCGAAAAAGTGGGCTTGCCCTCGCCGGCCAGATCCACAACATCACCGTCCGCTTCATCTACTAAAAAGCATCGCTCTATAGTGACTCCCGCGGCGGTCCCCTTGAAATTATCCACGGCCCGCCGGATGGATTCCGCCAGTTCCTTACCCTCGCCGTACATATCCGCGTAAACCGTCACCGTGAAAGCGGCCACCGGGATGCCCGCGTTGTTCATGGTGGTACGCTCGCGGTTCGTGTTCGTACGCATATAGACCGCGTAGGGCGGAACAGCGCTTTCCGCGGCTTGAACCGGAAACGTCGAAATCCCCGCGGCTTTCTCAATCGCCCCACGTAGCCAGATTTCCGGGTATGCCATTCCTATCCTCGCTTTCTCTTGTCCAAATACTTTTGCAATTCACGCCCGGCCGCTTCCAGGCCGGCCGCTAAATGCAGGTCCATAGAATTCGCAATTCCGGGGGCCATGCTTTGAAACAGCGAACGCAAGAACCAGCGCGGAGAAACCCGCCCGCGGCCGGCCCCCTTGCCGTTCGCCCTGGCCGCCGTTCCTTCTTCCACCCAAAGCGCATGATTTCCCTTTCCGGCCCCGCGGGAAAACGTCACCCGAGCCGTAAAAGAGCCATGATTCACTTTGTTCGAAAACTTCGTGATCGTGATAATGGACCGCCGCAGACGGCCCGGCTTGATAATGCTTTTTTTGCCGGAACCCGCCTGGAACCGGCCGCCGCCGTCCCGCTTGACCGCGGCCCGCGATACCCGCCGGCCGGACGATTTCGGCGTTGCCGCCTTTAAGGCCGGAACAAAAGGCCGGATGGCCCGATTGACCGCCGCCTTGATATGTTTTTTGGCGAGCGCTTTCGGCAGTTGTCCGTATGCCTGCCCCAGGGCGCGGCAATCCCCCGAGTACCGCAACGAATCGAAAACTAGGAAATCGTTCGCCACTAGCCGCGCTCCTCACATGTCAATTCATGCTCTTGTCGGTGCCCGCGCTCAACAATGCCGGAAATGAACAAAATCCGGTTTTCGCGAGACTGCCAGCGGAGCCGCATGGAACCGCGTAGGCCCGGCAGATAGCGCATCCGGACCGTGTGCGACAACTCGCCGCCGGTTTGTTGCCGCCGAACACTTTCCGCGTACGAACTAGCTTCCACGCTGGCCCGCCGAACGGCAAAGCGTTCCCAGGTTTGGAACGTCTCCCCGAAATCGTTCGTGGAATCGACCGGCGCTTCCACCACGACAATTTCCCGAAGCGGCCCGGAACGCATTAATAGCCCCCGTTCCACGATTCGGAAGCCAAAAGAGCATCAACGGCCATAGGCATAACAACGGCCCCGGATTCGGTCGCCACCGCCTCCCGGTTTTCGTACCAACTAGCCACCAGCATTTTTACCGCGGCCCGGACCTGCGCCGGAACTTCCTCCGCCGTACGTAGGCCGGCCCAGAAGCGTATATAAACGCTGGACTCACAACAGACCCCAGGCCACCCCGAGCGGACCCGCAAGACGGCCGGCCAACAGTCATCATCGACCACGTAGGCCGTCACGGGAACCGGCGTTTTCACGCCGTCACCGTCCCGATGGTGAATCGTCACCGGGTAGTCTTCATCGACCAACAGCGGCGGCATCGGGAGCCGTATGCCCGCACAATCGCAGCCGCAGCCAACGCCCAAAAGCCGCGCCTGCCAATGCGTTGCCGTCAGCGTCGATCCCAACCGGCTTTCGACCATCCGCCGGGCCGCCGCAATCCAGGCCATTAGCTGTAAATCGTCATCCGCAACATCTAGCGGAATCCGCAAGTGTTCTTTCATCTGAAACAACGAAACCGGCTCAATCACCGGTTCCGCGATTCGGCGGAGGGAATCATAGGGGAGCGCCAATCGGGCCGAACACGCCATTCGTCAACGCTCCAGAAAAAGAGACCCCCCCGCGCCGCTTCCATGCGGCGCGGGGGGGCAATGAACCCAGACGAAAAATTACTTTGTCGAAGTGGTGGAAGATTTCGTCGTGGAAGTGACGGGGGCAGACTTTGCAGCCGGACCATCGGTAGCCAGCGGAGTCGCGCCAGTAGTTGTCAGCTTCGCCACGTAGCTAGGCGAATGGTTCGCCCAGGCATACCGGGCAGTTCCGACGAAAACCGTTTCGTCGTATTCGATGGCCCGCTCAGTCGATGCCCGAATCTGAAGCCCGGCCGGCTTATACCCAATGGCACAGGCCGAACCGAAATCACCATAGAGCGCCAGAACATCGGCCGGCAGATCCTGCGATTGATAGACCGGAGCCCCATAAACCACCGGGCGAACCGCGTCACCGATACTAGCGCCGATGGCCCCAGCGGCAACGCTCATAATCTGGCCCCAGCCGGCCGGGGAAACGACCCACGCACGGCTCCGGGCGTTCGGATTCACGCAAGAAACGACCTGCGCGAGAATCTGAGCGGACAGGGTTCCGGAGGACGAAACAATATTCGACGCTGGAACCATGCCGCAGAGCCCGCCGCCGGGGATGCCGGCCGCCACGTCACCCTGTAGCCACGTCTTATCAATCTTCCGAGCGAACGCGTATGCGAACTGAGCCGCCACAAGCTGCGCGACGGATACAAACGCGTCTTCCATCAATTCATTCGAAACCTGAGCCCGCGCGCCGATTTTCTTAAGATCGAGCGCCGCCCGCGTTCCGCCGCCGAACGTAACGGGCTGGATTTCGCAATTCTCCAGATAGAATTCCGCCTCTTGAATCATCTCCGCGACGGGAAGATACATTCCGGGGCCATTCACCGCGTAGGTGGAACAAACCTGGGTGGCAACAGACGAATAGGACAGGAGATTCAGAATCCCCCGGTAAATATCGTTGTAAACCAGTTCCGAGCCGCGGCCGTCATACGTAGGCGAAAGCTCGCCCATCGCATTCGGTTCCTCAGTTGGCGTTGTGAAATCGCCCCGCAATTCGCCGCGGGCCAACGCCCGGAGAAACCGGCCAGCCTTTGCCGCGTCTTCCGCGTTGTCGAAACCGTGAATCTTTCCGAGCGTCAACGCGGCCCGCCGGGCCATCGGGGCCGGGGCCGGGGCCGGGGCCGCCGGAACAACGCCCGAAGCGGTGGCCGCACTCCGGACCGCCTCCGCCTTGACCCGCGCGTCCGCGATTTTGTTTTCCATTGCCAGGGATGAACGCAACGAATCCAGTTCCGCCACCAGCGCATTCAGCTTTTCAGCCTGTTCGGTCGCGCCCGCCTCAACCGGCGTTGCCGATTCGACGGCCTCAATTTCGGCAAGTTTGGTATCGACTTCCTCGATGATCGCGGTCTGTTTCGAATTCGGCATTGCAAAAGCTCCCGGTTTTTACGCCGGGTAAACCTCCCGGTCCCCCGAAAGGTAAACACATTCCCGAACCCCTTGAATTAAACTATTCAACAGCGCGCCGAAATCGTTCGGAATTCCATTCGATGAACGCGGCCAGCTTTTCCGCGTCCGGATAGTTGGGGTCTACTTTCGCCGCAAGCGCCAACATTACGCGGCAATAGAATTCCATCTCTCGCGCGAAATCTTCCGTCTCCCCGCGGGCCGACAAGCCCAACTCCCGCCGCGCAAACGTGCCATGCACGTACGCTACCCATTCTTCAACAAGATAAATCGGTTCCGCGTCCCAATCCCGGCGCTGTTCCACTAGATACAGTTGATATATCCGCCCGCGTTGACTCTCCGGAATGGCCGCGGCAACGTCGCCAATCGTCAACCGCGGATGAGCGATAGAAACCGACCGGCCGCCCAAAAGATAGATCCCGTGAGCGCCCCGGACTTTCGGAACCCGAACGGATACCCCGTGCGTTCCTTCATGCGTCCATGTCACCAGATCGGTGGGGTCTGTTTGGTCCCGCCAATACTCTTGGTTCGGTAGCCGCGCGAGAACATCCGCCAGTACCGCGGGGCTCGACCGGACCGGCCGGCCCACAACAGACGGACCCGCCCAGAATTCAAGCGCGGCCGAACAACGGTCCGCCGGTTTCGACGGCTCGACAACCGGAACCCGCAACGCCGGCCGGATGGATAGCGCGAACGCCAGCGCAAACAACGCAAGCGCGAACCATCGCATACCGGCCCCCGACTATAGCCGCGGGGCTACTGTTTAGCGGCCCTATACGCGTCCCTGGAAGCCTCGACAGCGTTCCGCTTGATTGCATCCCCAATAGCCCGCCGGCCGAGCCGATAGGCTCTATGATCCAGCCGGGCCGCTTCCTGCGTTTCGTGCATTTCCTTTCGAGCGTCTCGCAACTGACCAAACAACGCCGGGGGCTCTGCGCCCGCTCCAGGGGCCGCGGCCGCCATAGGGGGGCAATTGCCATTCTGACAATTGCCGCTCTGGTAATTGCCGCCGGCATCGCCGCCGGCATCGCCAATAATGACCCGCATATCAAGCGGAACGTTGATCCGGAAACGTTCCTCAATCGGTGCCGCCGCCCGCATTTCCGGGGCAGGGGCCGGGGCCGGAACGTAATCCGGAACCGGGGCAGGGGGTGGGGCCATTTCAACCACCCGCGTTTCCACCGGAACCGCCGGGGCCGACCGAGTGGAACCGCCAGCCGAACCATTGCCGGCCGAAGTTTGAACAGACCCGCCAGCCGAACCGAAACCGGCAGACCACCGGGGGGAACCGCCGGAATAACCGTTGACCGGGGCAGGGGCCGAACGCGTTGAACCGCCCGCCGAACCATTGCCCGCGGCGGCCGCCAGACCCACCACAAAAACAGAGCCGACAACAGCGGCCGCGAACAGGCCAAACACGTTTTTCATAGCGTTCCCTATCGAAATGATTGCGTCCAGTAAAGCCGGCCGTCTGCCGACCGCGAACAACCTACCCCGATAGTTCCCGCCCTTGAATTCAGAATGTTTTTGCGGTGCCCAGGCGAATTCATCCACGCCCGCATAACCGACTCCGGGGAATCTTGCCCATACGCCACATTCTCCGCGTACCCGTTTTTCGAATGCGACATTCTCCGCCGCGCGGCTTGTTGTTCGCTCCAGCTTCTCGAAACATCCATAAGAACGGGGGATGTTTCGAGCGGCGCGAGCCCCCGCCGCGAACGTTCATCATTAACCAGCGAAACCACCCGCATTTCCGCGACCGATCCCGCCGGCCGCGCGACCGTTTTCGGCCGGTCCGGAACCGTTGTGGTTTTCGCCACCGTCCACGGCGGCGGCGGGTCCGCCCGCAACGCCGGAACGCCGGCCGCCGGCGCGACAATCAACAGAGCCGCGCCGGCCGTTTGCCAAGCCCTAAGCCTCATCCCGCAAGTTGTCAGCATAAACCACCGCTAGTAAGAGTTCCCGACACATTCCCTGCGCCTTGGTGTTCCCGTGTTTCTCGAAACGGTCTTTCAGTTCCAAGATTTCCTGTACCGTCTTCCGTTCAAATTCACGCCGCGTCGATACCGGAACCCGACCAACCGTAGACGCAAGCCACGCCCCGAATAAATGCAACGCCCACGGCGTTAGAAGAATCAAAACGCCCACGCTCGCGATAATGTTTGCCGGCGTCAGGTAGCTCATCCGCGGCCAGCCTTTCGCATAGCTTGCCGCTTTGCCGCTTCCGCCTTAACCCGCGCCGCCACCGACCGGGCAACCACCCGCCGCCACGATTCCCCGTCGCCGGACCGGGCCGCGGCCAATTCCTGCCGAATCGTCCGCCCGCGGAATTCTTCCACCGACCGCAACGCAACAGACGCGTCTAGATATGCGCCGGTCGTGACTAGGGAAACGTCGTACAGGCCCGAAACCGCCCGTATGGTCCGGATAGTCTGGCCGGAATCGTCATACGAATAGGTTTCATCTTCCGGACTGACCGAGAACGCGAACGAACTTCCATAAACGTCACCGCGAGCCACCAGGGAAGCCAGATCGCGGGCTAATTGGGTATCCGGGGGCTCGATTTCGAATGCCAGCCCCCGCGCATCGCTCGAAAGGGTAAGCGTTCCGCTAGACGTTCGCCCCAATAGCTGGCCGGGATCATGGTTCCAAAGCGCCACGCAATCGGAAGCCCTCCGGGCCGCGGCCGATGGCCGGCCCGGACCGTCGAATTTTCGCGATAGGACCGCATCAAAAGCGCCCGGCAAGAGGATTTCCCGAAACCCCCCCAGATCCTGCGATAGTGAATCGTAAACGGCCGCGTACCCGCGAAACATTCGCCGGCCGTCGCCGCGTTCCTCAACCGTCACCGGGTCGCCAAAATCTCGCCGTTCCATCGTTGAACCCCTGTTTCTATGCCGGGACCGCCGCCGCCGCCGGGACCGCGCCCGCTACCATGATTTCCACTAGGCCCGAATCCATTTCCGGAAACGTTGCCGATATGAGCGCTTCCGCGCCGATTGCCGACAGCGTTCCAGCGCTCACGGCCGCCAGTATTTCGAGAACGGCCGCCGATGAACCGCTTTCCGGCTTGCCCGCTTCCCCAACAATGGCCGGCAGCGGCGCGAGATTGTTCGCCGGCAGATAATACTGATCCGCTCCCGAGGACGGGATCGGCGGCATATCCTCCAGCCGCCGAATATCGTTCGGGCTCAACACGCCCAGGCCGGCAAGCGCTCCATAGTAGGCCGACCGGGCCGAGGAATCCCCGCGCAGCATCCCGCGAACGTCAAGGCTAATCGAATAGCCCGGCATCCCACCCAGTAGCGAACGCGTGAAGGCCGATTCGACCCGCCGGCACCATGCCACCAGCGTATTTTGAAGGAAAGATAGTTGTTCCTGTTCGGCATTCGAAAACGTTGAACGGCTGTTTTCCCCGATCATTGAACAGGGAACGCGCATCGCCCTCGCGATTTCCTGCACAAGAAAGATCCGCATCTCGATAAGCTGCGCGGATTCGTTCGAAGCCCCGGATAATTCCTTGAGCGTAACGCCGTTCGGGAGGATGGCCGTACGGCCCGCGTTCGCGCTCCCGCGGTGCATCCGTTCCCAATCATCCCGCAGCGCCGCCTGAGCCTCCCGCGGGATCGGCAGCGCGGATTCCATCACGATCCCCGGCCTCGCGTCGTTTTCCCAAAACTTCTGCGCGTAGCTATCCATCGACCGCGCCAGCTTCAACACGCCGGCCGACAACGAAAGCGGAACCATGCCCATAATTCCATCATCCGACAGAAACCGGATATGAATTACGTCTTCCTCCCGGTATTCATGCGTTTCGAAACCGGGTTCCCGATGAACGTACAACAGCGCGTTGTTTTTGAGCCGTTTAAGCTCCACATGCGCCGGGTGCATGACCCAGATTTCGGTAACGTTCCCCGAGCGGTCGAAAACCTTTCTGGCAAACGCGTTGCCCCAGGTAGCCGTATGCGCCACCATCGTTTCCAGTAGCTCGTACGATGACTGCCACGGGTTCGGCCGGGAATGCAGAACCGCGTAAAGCGGATTGTCTGTAGCCCGTTCCTTTGTCCCGTCCGAATTCACCCGCATAAGGTGGAACGGTAACTGCGCGACCCCCTCCGCCAGACAGCGAACACAGGCCAGGAATGCCGATACTTGCAGCGCGGTAACGGGATTCGGACTTGCCACCCCGCCGAAACTATCGCCCCAATTAATCGGGGGCAGCGTCGTTCCGCCCCAGGCGGACCGCATTTCCCGTAGATCGTAATCTCCGCCGCCGGCCGGCTCCGCCAAAAACCCGATCATAGCCTTATCAGTTCCCATGAATCGGCCGCCTTCACTTGAGCCGTACTATGCAACCCTAAGGCCATAACCAGCGCGACAATACCGTCTATCTTTTCCCGTGACGCTTTTTTCGAAGGCCGGATATTGCCGTTCGAATCCTCTTGAACCGCGACATTCCCGGCCATCCATGCCAGAACCGGGGAAACCATCCGGATTTTCTGCCCGACTACCAGCGTTTCCAGAAGTTTTGAAGGGGCCGATAAAGAACCAAAAGACTGTGAGAAACCATAGACTTCCGTTCCATCCCCTTGAATTTGCGTCATGGTTGCAGCCGCGTTCCAGCGGTCCGCCGCCAGCCCAAGAACGCGATGTTCCGCCGCATATTCGCGGATATGCTGCAACACCACCCCGTAATCGCATATATCCCCGTCTGTGCCGATTATCCAACCCTCGCGCAGCCACTGCGCGTACGGGATCCGGTCTTTTAGTTCGCGTTCCGCGGCATTCTTCCGGGGAATGAAAAACCGGCAATCAACGTCAAACGTGCCATCGTCAGACGGAAACAGCGCGACTAGAGCCGTAATGTCATACGTACTCGCGAGATCCAGCCCCAGATAACACGGCCGGCCGGCCAGCGGAACCGGCGGCGGAATGTTCCCTAGCGCCCAGGTTTCCGGAGAGAACCAACGAACGTCCGATTGTGTCGGAACGTTCATCCGATACCGCAACCATGAATTCAAGGCCGCCGGCCGCGACCGGGCCTCCGCGGCATCCGCCGCGAAAGATTCCTCCGATACCGTGATGCCGAGCGACGGATTCGCCTGTTTCCAGAGTTTAGGATCGAAATACTTTTCCGGGTCCGCCTGTTCCGGGGCCGCGTAGACTTTCCCGAAAAACGTAGGATCGGTTTCCGGGTCCGCCTGGACCCGTTCGGCATACTGCCATTGATCCCACCAGATAGCATTCGGGCCGCGGTCAAAGCCCGCCGTCGAAATGCTTATCAACAGACTTTGCCGCCGGGCCGCCCCCGCATACCTTAAAGCGTCAAAGAGGCGGCGGTCCCTTTGGGCGTGTAGCTCATCGAAAAGTATGGCACTCGCGTTGATGCCTTCCGCTCTGAAATTGTCGCCGGAAAGAACGGAATACCGGGAGAAACTTTGCCGGTGAATGATCGTGTTCCGGCTTTCGACTACCTCCAGATTCCGCGAAAGGTACGGGCTCCCCTTTGCCAGGGCAAAACATTCCCGCGCGATAATCCCCGCCTGGAATCGGTCCGCGGCGGCCGAATAGACTTCCGCGCCGGGCTCCCCGTCCGCGAACAAAAAAAAGAGCGCCAGCGCCGAAAGTAGCGTGGATTTTCCTTGTTTTTTCGGAGTGAATATCGCCGCCGTGCGATACCGCCGCCGCCCCTCTGGATCGACCCAACCGAAAAGCGGTTCCAGAATGTCGTGACGCTGCCAATCCATCAACCGGAACGGTTCGCCGGCCCATTGCCCTTTCGAGTGAATACAGAATGTCTCTATGAACTTACAGACCCGATCCGCTTTCCGTTGGTCGAATATGAACCCCGGAACGTATTCCGGCCGATCATAGCCCGCGGGCCGGTTTTTCGGCGGCCGGCCGCGCCGCTTTTTAGCTGGCAATCCGGCCATAGGCTATTCATGCCTCCCGAAGGAATTCGGCCATAGGATCGGATTCGGTTTCCCGTACGGTGGCGCTCGACCGGCTTGCGGGAGTCAGTCCAAATTCGCATTCCAGCCGAATCAATTGAACGTTGTATTGAATCAATAACAGCGTTTCCGGCCGGGGGGCAATTACGCCGGACGGTTTTTCGTATGTCTGGCCGAGCGTCTGGACGATCTGGTAACAGGCCCACCAGAGCGCATAGACCCGACAATACCGCGCCCATGTTTCGCGTTCCGACTCCCCCCAGACCCGCATGGTCGAAAGCATCGGAACCGACTCAATCCATTTCGCCAGCGCCGCGCCGGTTAGATCCGGCGGAGCATCCGCCCCCGCCGCGGCGGATTTTGGCGAACGCTTTTCAATGTCGCCTAGGTTCTCTTGCGACGGGTTGCCTTTAAGGATCTTGAGAACCAGCGGAGTAGCCCGCGGGCCGCGCTTTCCCATTGTTTACTTTCCCAGAGTAGTTCCGATTTCCGAATAAAGGATAAAGGAAATTACCGGAACGCTCAATTACCCCCAGACATTTGTACGCCGGGAAGCCCGAGGTTTTGGATAGGGGAGGGTTTTGAGCGGCCGGCCCCCCCCTACCTCCGCCGCTGTTGTTCATCGCGGATTTTCCGCCCGTGGCACACGTTACACCGGACTGCCAGATTCTCCGGGGCATCCGTTCCACCGTCTTTGAGCGCGCGTATGTGATCGACTTGAGCGGCAAGCCCGACCACCACCCGCGAACAATCGGCGCAGGTATAAGCATCGCGAACCAATATCTTTTGCCGCAGCCTCCGCCATTGCGGGGTTAGATAGTGCGCGTTGTGCCCGGCCGGCCGCGCTTTCGTTCGTAGCCGAGGGGGCCGGTATGCCGGGCAACGCTCAGGCATTGCCGCGAACCGCCGCCAAGGCCAGATCCTGTTCGGCTTGCAGGGCCGCTTCCTCCGCGGCCGTGTCTTCCAAGACCTCGATCATTTCTTCCACCTCCGCCGTACAATCCGGCGTTGCCGGGTAGACGGGTGGGGGGCAGACCATTTCCGGAAACGTTCCATCATCCATAGACCAACCCTTTCGATTACCATGCCGCCAACGCAACCCGCCGCCACGTATTCGCCGCCACGCATACATAGAGAAACCCGGCATCGTACCGAACGCTTCCGGCCGTGCCCGGAGCCGCCGCGCTGGCCGGCGTTGCCGCCACGATCCCCGCCACCGCAGACGCTGGTATGGATCCCGCCGCGAACGAATGCGCCGCGCCGGTCGCCGTGATATTGCCGACCACCTCCAGCGCGCCGCGTACCTTTGCCGCGCCGCCGACTTCCAGGGGAACCGTAGGGGTAGACCAACCTACCCCGAGATTCCCGGCAAAGTATGAATCCGCCTTACTGACGCTAGACAGGGCAAAGGAATTCGCGGCTTTCGGGATCGTGTCGGCAATGGATATGCCGATATTGTTCGTGCCTCCAGACGCTTGCGCCTGAATGGCAATGTTTGTAGTGGCAACGCCCAACGCCCTAGCGTCAACGCCAATGCCCGTGCCGACTGTTCCCGAGGATTCCGCATAGATCCCCGTGATGGATCCGGTTGTGGCCGAACCGCCTTTACATACCGCGACGATTCCCGCGCCCGTTTGACCAGCGCCAGCGCCGGAAACATTAAACGTGCCGCCCGTGCCCGATTGCGAACGGGTAACAGATAGCCCGTCCAGGATCGTAGTGTATCCCGTTGTCGCAACCTTAAAGTTATCAGTACTGATATTGATAGAAACCGCATTCGTTGCCAACGCGTCAAGCGTTACCGCCGCCGATTTCGAGCCATCCGGGGAAACGGACCCGAGCGTCAACCTAGTATCCGGTGGAAGTGTTGCCGTGCCCGCAGAAAGTACCTGCGCCCGCAACAAAGCCCGCTGATTGAGTGTGGACGGCGTGTATGTGCCGACCGAATTGAATCGAATGATGCCCAGTTCATCACCCACCGCTACCGCTGTTGGCGCAGTAATGGTTCCACGGGAGCGCCGGATGGTGAAATTAGGCCCGTTCCCTTGATCCCCTGAGCCCTCAAATAGAAACAGGGGCCGGGCATTTTCGACCGCGACCGTGAATGAAGTTCCAGCCGGGGGCTTTATCGCCAGTGCCCCCGTCATCGTGTCGCCCGTGACGTTCACGTAACGGGTATCTAACGTCGTTTGCGAAACGTGAATCAACCCGTCTGTGCCAATCGTCGCGACGTTCGCCGCGTCGATAGAAACCGCCGTTGGCCCAGCCGGGCCGGGAACACCTTGCGGCCCGCGCATGGATTCCCAAGCCGCGCCGCTCCAAACGTATAGCTCCGTTGCCATTCCCGGCCCCTTTCCTTTCGAGTGATTGAACCGCCCAGACTATTTGACGATCCAGAGCGCGCCGGGGGCAATCGGAACGGGTTCCGTTAGTTGTACGTAGACTTCGTTGTTCCGGCCCGCGGGGCCGACCTCACCCGCCGGACCCGCCACGCCCGCCGGCCCCTGTTCGCCGGCAACGCCGGCCGGACCCTGTTCCCCGGCAACGCCAGCGGAACCCGCCGGACCCGCGATACCTTGCGGCCCCTGGATCGACCCGCCGGATACATAACTATCCGTTACCGAATCATAAACCCAGAAACTATCATCCGCCTGGACAATGTAGCTATCACCCTGCGCGGCCGGTTTCGGCAGATCGGCTTCCGTTGCCACCTCGCCGCGGAAGTTAATCCCGAGCCCCGCGGAGCCCTGAATACCCTGTTGACCGGCCGGCCCCTCCGGACCCGCTGGCCCCGCCTCGCCGGCCGGACCCGCCACGCCTTGAATTCCTTGCGCGCCGGCCGGACCCGCGGGGCCAATTTCGCCAGCCGGGCCAGCGCTTCCAGCCGGGCCGGCATCGCCAGCCGGGCCGCGGATGCTCACCCAGGCCACGCCGTCATATACCAGAACGTCTTGTGTATCAGCCATCGCTAGACCCTTCGCTTTCTCAAAATTGGATATTTCGCCCGCCGATACGTTACCGACGATGACAAACGCCCATATTCAACCCGCTTTACCAACGGAACCCGTTCCAGACCCGCCAATAGCCATACATCCCCCTTTGCCGGCCCCGTAGGTTCCGACAATTGGGGTCCAAATACGTCGATGGAATCTCCGGGCGGCCCAGGCGGACCCACAGCGCCGCCGGCCGTACCCGCCGCGGCAATTTCTTGCCACGTAGTACCATCCCAGAAATAAAGTGAATTCGCCATTCGTCACGGCCGGGGCTGGATATAAAATTCGATCTTGCGGCGGTCGCGGCCGGGAACGTTCGATAAATCCTCTAGCGTACAATCCAGCTTCGAATATCCGTTTGCCGTGAATGTCTTCGAAAACGTCCGCGGAACGTAGCCGTTTCGCGGGATCTGGACGCATTGAAACATGAAAACTTCTTCCGGATCGGTAGGGGCACCGATTCGCGCGGAAAACTCGACTTCATACCCCGGCTTATAAACAACGTCGCAAGCGTACAAATACGGGGGCTCCGCGGCGGCCGCTTCTTCCCATACCAATTTCCAAGCGCCGCCCGCGAGAACATACATTTTCTTTGGCGCGACCCATGCGCCGCCGACCAAAACCCCTTTCGGGGCCGCGGGTTTCCATGCTCCGGCGTTGAGAACTTGAACGGCCATCAATATTCAACCCATAGGGTTCCCGCGTTTAGACCCGTTACCGCAGGGGCCGCGCCGCCGGCCGCCTGAGCGATGACCCGCCCGTCTACATAATCCCGCCGGACCGCTTCGCCGGCCGCGGGAGCCGTCGCGGGTAGCTCAACCATGCCCGTCGTTAGAATCTTTTCCGCAGTCGAGCCGCGCCGCAAAACGGGGCCACCAGTGCCGAACCGCAGAGCGTCACCGGTTCCGCGTACGTCAAGAACAACGCCTACCGTGACGGTGGCCGAACCGCAGTTTATAAGATTCGTTGAACCGCTCCGGATTGCGATTCCACCAGAACCGCCCATAATCGCGAACGTCGTTCCGGCAACCAGCATAAAGTTTACGCCGGACGGGGCCGTTATAGTCCCCGTCATCGTGCCGCCGGCCGTCTTGAGAAACTGTGTCGCGCCGGAAATCGCACCGGATACCGCACCATCGACATACTTTTTATTTGTCAGTTCATTGTCAGCGGAGGGGGTAAACGGCGTTGACGGATTCGCCCCGAGGAATTGAACCTGTGCCGTATCGGGGGCGGCCACGAACGCTTGTTTACCGCCCGGCATATACAGGCGGTAATAAGCGCCATCGTAGTACGTGTAAACATCGGTTCCGTTAAATCCGGCGGGGCCGGCGTTTGGCGCGTACCTCAACGGCCCGTTCATAACGTCGCCGGCTTTGTTAACGTAGTTGCCCGCTAGACTCGCGGAACAAACTCCGTTTGCGTCAATCGCCAGACCGTTGCCGATTTTGATACCGCCCAAAATGGCCGCGCTCGCTTTGGGGAGCGTGTAGTCTGTGCCAGCCGCGGCGCTAATCGTGCCATCGGCCGCGACCGTGATACCGGGGCCGATTTTCACGCCACCCAATACGCTCGCCGTTGCAATAGCCGTAGGCCCGGCCGGGCCAACTGGACCCGCCGCGCCATCCTCGCCCGCCGGACCCGCCGGCCCCGCTGGCCCCACGCTCCCGGCTGGACCCGCCGCGCCATCCTCGCCCGCCGGACCCGCTGGCCCAACGCCACCGGCAGGACCGACCGGCCCCGCCGGACCCGGCCCGCCGGCCGCGCCGTCCTGGCCGGGGATTCCTTGCGGCCCTTGAATCCCTTGCGGCCCTTGAACCGGGCCGGCATCGACCCAGGCCGCCGTATCGGCATCCCAGACATATCCCCGCGCGGGAATCGGGTTCGCGACAATCCAGAGATCACCCTGAGCCGCGGCCGCCGGCAATTCAGCCGCCGTTTCCACGGTCCCGCGATATGTGATGCCCAACCCCGCCGGCCCCTGGATCCCCGGCGGACCTTGCAAACCGTCCGCGCCATCCTCGCCGGCAACGCCCGCCGGCCCCGAGGGGCCAACCGGACCCGCCACGCCGGCCGGACCGTCTAAACCCGTTTCGCCGCGCGGAATCTTGAACGACAAAAGCGCTTTCGAGGAATTGCCGACGTTGACCACCTCCGCGGGTAGGCCCGCGTCGATAGTGACGGTTTCCGCAACGTCTACGGATGCCGCCGGCCCAGGCGGACCGACCGGGCCAACCGGCCCCGATGGAATTTCGGTATCCGGGGCATTCAACCGGATCCATAGGTCGCCCAGATCGGCCGGGGGTGGGGTCGTTTCCGAAACGATATGCTGCCCGCCGTCATCGCCGGCCGGCCCTTGAATCGGTCCAGTGTTTACCCATTCCTCGCCGTTCCACGCCGCGCCGTCTCCGGGCGCGAAACCCTCCGGCGTTCCTGGTGGAACCGGGTCCGGAACGATCCATAGATCCCCCTCCCCCGGCGATTCCGCCGGCGGCCAGGAGGACGCAACGCCCATTAGCTCGATTCCGGAACCCGGCGGACCCGCCGGCCCCTCCGGACCGCCCCATACAACGATTTCGACAGGGGCCGAAGCGGTTATTTCTGCGCGTTTCATTCCCGCACAATCTCCAGGGGGCCGGCTATCGCCGTATGTTCAACGTCACCGGGAGCCCGGCCGCGCATGCGCCACCGATAGACCCCAGGATTCAAAGCGGTCTGGATTTCCGAGAGGCTTAACCGCACAAGCCCCTCCGCGGCGGCGGAAACGTCCACGGCCATTTCCGCCAGCGGTTCCACGCCCGCGACCGTCGAAACCCAGGCGCGAAACTCCACGCCCGTAAGATCGATAGCGACTTTCTCAGACCAACCCGGAACGGCTTGCCGAAACAAGAACGAACGCTGCCATTCATCGCCGCGCCGAATGCGCAGCGTCAACCGCGGCGGTTCGGCATCCGAGACAGCGGCCCAGGCCGGATAGTCGTTCATGGATTTTTTCTGTACCAATCCGCAACGCGATTCCGCCACGCGTACGGATTCGCGGGAGCGTCCGCGGGTGGGGTCCGCGGCTTTTTCGGAACCGGCTTTTTCTTTTTGCCCATGCCAGACCGTAACGGCCCGGCCGGCCCCCTTGAATTTCAGCGGTTCGAAATCGCCGCGCGGATACTACTCCGCGATACAACCCGTTCGTTCACCGGACTAACGCCGTAGCCCATGCGCCGCATTCGTTCCTCTTCGCTCCAGCCCGCCCGAATTTCCGCGGCCCGCGCGGCAATTAGCTCCGGGGGAAAATCTTCCTCCGTTGGTTCCGGGCATCGCCGGATACCGTTCCGGCATCCGCGGCGGATTGGGGGTAGGTCCGCCAACTGGTCAAGCCGCCGCGCGTTGAACGCGTCCCGAGTGATTCGCAATTCGTTACATATCACCGTAACGGCTCGACCCTCCGCCCATAATCGCCGCACCAACCGGATTTCGTTTTTCGTCAATTGCCGCCCGCGGGATGGCTGGAGCATTGTTCCCCCTTTGGTTCGGAAACTGGAACAATCCAAACATCTACGAACGATTGCGGGCCATACCGGCGGCGGACAAAACCTAGATCCGCCTGCGCGTCATCCGCGAACGCGAGCCCCTTGAGCGCGTCTAAAACCCCTTTCGCGATATTGTCCGCGTCCCCGATTGCGCGGCCCGGATACGCCGGCGCAGATTTCGCCAGCCCGCCAGACTTCAAAAAATGCGACGGGGGCCGCTCGACCATTGCCACGACCGAGACTTCCACCAGACCGGCCGCAGGGGTCACGCCCGCGGCCATTGCCCCCAGGCGGACCGCCTCCCGAAAATCATGAATGGGATGAGATTTCGGAACGTAGGCCCGCGAAAACTGGCCGATACGCGCGAACCGCGGCCGCGGTTGCGGAATCGGTTTCCCGAAAACCCGAAAAGAAATCATGGCTTCCATGCCAGGGAATTTCAGTTTTGCGAATGCCAAGCCCGGTTGCGTTCCGCGGCAAACGTAGCCGCGCGGAGCCGTTCAACGTCCGCGGCCGTTTGGGATCGGAACCACGCAACGCCCGAAACGAAACCCGCGATGAAAACGCCAACGCAAACCAGAACCCCGGCCACGATCCAGACGAACGCCAAGATTTCCACGGCAAAGCCTCCCGAGTAATTCGAAAAACATACCGCCGCCGGGAAATACCATCCAGCCGGCAAGTACCGGAACCCGTACTACGAACCGCCCATAGCCCGCTCGAAACCGTTCCCGAAGTGCCCATTTCCGAACTACGGGCCAAAACAGCCTATGGCCCTGTGACGCTCTGGCTTGCGTTCTCCCGGCCGTTTGTAGTCAGAACGTCCGGACATGCCGCCCCGCCCCCAATCGGCCGCGTACGGGCTTCCTGTAGCCTCTGGCGGTGTATCTCCAGCGCCTCCGCTTGGTTCGTTTCGAATTCCTCTTGGGAAAGCATCCGGTTGAAAAACCTCCCGGCAAGTTCCTCCGGGCAACCCGGCGGCGCGGCCCGCCATGTTTTCTTTTTCCGCGATTCCCGGCGTTCCGCCTCGATTTTTTCGTCCAGCGTCATCGGGCCAAAACCCAACCCCGGCCGTTTCGAAACCTGCCCGCCGCCCCGATCCTGCGAACGGGTCAACCACGCCGTGACGAATTGCCGCCACCGGGATTTTTTCGCCTTCGCCGGATTCGCCTTGAGCCATTCGCCCATCCGGGCCAACTCGCCGGCAATGTCGCAAGCCGGGTAGGCCGCCCGCCATGCCGCCCGGTCCGCCTCCGCGATCCCCGACCATCCGCCGGATGAATCCCATGAAATCGAATCGGACGGCAACGACCGGGAACGCGGCTTCCGCGTTTCGGTCGTTGCAACATCCGAAGGATGTTTATTCTCTTCTCTTCTCTTCTCTTCTCTGGGAACGCTTTTGTCACAACTTTGTCCCACTTTTTTTGGGACAAGAGCGTTCCGTTGTGGAACGCTGTCAGCGTTCCGCGACCGAAAAACCTGTTTTCTAACGGCAGAAAGCGCTCTTTTCTTGGCAGACTCGCCGTTGTGGCGGTCGAATTTTGGAATGTCGAAACAGTCCCCGTCGACAACCAACCAACCCACCGAAACCATTGCGCGCGCGAATCCGGGCGCGCCGAGGTGTTCATCAACAAACTGTTCGCCGCCAATGTCGCAGGCCCGACCGTCAACCGTATGGCGATCCGCCCAGCCCCACAAACGGAACAACTTCCCCAAAACTGAATCACGGTCCATCCCAAGAACCCGAGACATTCGGACCACCGCGGGATCGTCCGCCAGATCATGCCGTAGTTTTATCCAATCGCCGGCCATTATTTGCCCCCCCTGTTCGTAGCTACCGCAACGTCTGTGCCATCCGACAAAACCCGCCGCAATTCGTACCCCGTCCCCTCGATTTTTCGCAGAACTAACGCAATCAACCGTGATGCCTGAATCATTGAAAGCCTTTCGGCCGTCATCGTGTCCAGAATCCTTATCCGCAACGCTTCCAGATCATCCGGGTCTATCGTGTCTTCAATTACCGTAGTGAATTCCGTTCCAAGCCGGCCCGCCTTCTCCGGGTCTAGTTCGGGCTCTATTCGCAACCCGGACGGGGCGCGCGGAATAACGTAGCGGTCCCCCGGAATTCGCGGCGACAAACCTAGTTCCCGCATCCATTCCGGACGATTGTCCATATTCATTCCTGGCCCCCTTTCTCCGCGTTCATTTCGTGCCAGTACCGAACCCGAGCGGCCCGGAAAGCGTTTTCTAGCGCCCGCCGTAGTTCGCCCAACAGAATTTCGAATTCACCATCCGTTGCCCCATGTTTCCGGCATTCGAAAACAAGAACCCCGGCCAGCTTTTCCGCCACCGATCCAAAACGCTCATCCATGAACCACCCCCTTTGATAAGAACCCAGGCAATTCCCCGACCGGCCGTAAGGCCAATTGGGGTACAAGAAAAACGCCCCGCGCGTAACTGTCAGACCAAAAACGAACGTCCTGAGCCGCGCGGCATTCGATCCAGCCGATGAGCCGGACCCCCTCGCGGAAAACGTCGCCAACGCAAGCCAACACACAAGCCGCGGCCGCGTCATCGGACGGGTAGACCTGTAGGGCCGCGCCGGCCCGGTCAATCGTCCGGACCTCCACGCCGGCAACGTCCGGGGAACCGGGTTCAACGAACCCGAGCGGATAGCGGCCGAGGAATTTCGCTACCGCCAATTCCCCCAGGCATCCGATGAAATCCGACCCGAGCCCCCGAGCCCCCGCGGGTTCGTACCGCTCGCCCTGGCCGGACCGCAGCCTATTCATCCGGCGTTCCACCGCGTTGCCCGCGGCCATCCGGATTTCACGTTCGGACAAACGAACTAGCATCAAGAATCCTTTCTGTGAAAAACCATCCCTGGAAAAAACAGCCTGCCCGGAGCCTTAACCCGCTCCGGAAATCCCTGGAGTGATTCGCGGCCGGGCCACCGGGAAACCGATGCTAGGCCGCGCAGTCTGTCCGCGTTGAACGCTTAGAACGGAACGTCTTCAAGGCCGCCGGCAGCGCCTTGACCAACTTTGTCACCCCCCCGGCCGGCCGCCGGGGCCGCACGGACCGCGGGCCGCTTTTCCACCGGCAGCGGCGGCGGCGCGAACCAGCGGCCGACGCTTGCCCGCTCCCGGCCCGCGCCGGAAACCTTGCGCAAGACTTCCACGCCAACCCGCCGGCCGACGAATTCTCCCGGCAGAACTTCCCCCTCCGGAACGATTCCCGCCGCGCGACAGATCACCGCGAGACGCTTTTCCGCGTCCAGGCCCGTACAGTCTTCGAATTCCCAAAGCTCCGCGCCCCGAGTGACTTCAAGAACCAGCGCCAAACAGTCTTTTTCATTAGCCCACGGCGCAGGCTTTTCGGATGCCGAAACAACGACCGCAACATATTCCCCGGCCGGCGGCAATTCCGCGGAAACGGCCGCCGCTTTTTCTGAAAAACGCATGATAGATCCCCAGGTATGCCAATCGAACGACGCCCGGCAACGTTACCGGGCTTTCTTAAACTTGACCTGACCAACTCCACTACGTACCGACAGATCGACCCTAAGCGGTTTCATACGCCGCGAACGCTTGGGGGGTACATTTCCGGGCTTTACTCGCCTTGCAGGACGAATACGCCGCTTGTCCCGTTCGTTCAAAGCTTCCAGCGTGTAAGACGGCCGCGGCTTTCGTAGTTCAAAGCCGGCAACGTCGCGGAACGGCTTGCCCCGGTCGAATGATTCAACAAGCTTGCGCATATCCGGCGACATCTGAAAACGTTCAACCCTTCGAACGCCGTCAACCCCAGGCAAATCAACGTATGCCACGCTTTTGAAAAACATAACTTTCGTAGCGTCAAACTGCCTTTGGCAAGCTTTCGCAAAAACACAGTGACCGGGGTCTTTCGTCCTCGCGTCTTTAACGTCCGATGGACGAATGAAAACCCGCAAATCCTTTTCAGCGTCCACTACCTCTAGTTCGCCCCATAAACGCCGGATAGCCCGCGCGGCCTTATCCATCAAAACTCTAGCCATCGTTGAAATCCCCAGGTATGCCAATCGAACCACGCCCGGCAACAAGCCGGACGTTCAACCCTCTTGAGACTCCGCCCGGTCAATCGCGATTTCCCGCGTAGAAACTTCCGGCCGCATCCGGTCCGCCTCATCGGGGTCCACGATCCCCGCAAACCCGAACGCGTACCGGGCCGCTTGAACGTATGCCTTGTGACGCAGCATCCGGGCCGGCCAACGATTCCACGCGGGGCTATCGCCCTTGCATTCGGCCAAATATTCAACGGCCTCCGTTGGGTACTGCCGGTCTTTCCGAAATAGCCGGCAGACAATCGCGACCAACTGGCCCTGTTCGCGAATGTCTTCGAATTGAACGCCGTCAAACTCCGGATGAGCGTTGACCATTGCCACCCAACCATCCACCGAAACGACCGCTTGAAAGCCGCCTTTGTTCGGCACCGCGAAAATCTGCCGCGCCACCGGGTCCAGGCCGTAGCGGTTCGCAATCATCAAAAGCGCCGCCAACTGTTCGCGGGTAGCTTGCCGCATCCCCAACAGATCCCGGCAGACCGATTCATACGCTCGCGGCTCGATCCCGTTCCGGCCGGCCATCGTCGCCAACAGACTTACCCGCGGTTCCGCCGCCGCCGGCATCTCCGCGTAGGTTTCAGATACTTCGCCAATCGCCATTTCAAAACCTCCAAAGTGTGGAAACCGAACTACAAACCAGAAAATCCGACGCTAGCCAGGAAAACCGGCTATGTCCGGAATACGAAAAACGCATTCCGCGTTCCCGTGAACTTTCAACATCGGCCGCCGGTCTAAATACCAACGTATCGCCGTGCAAGCCCGAACATAAACCGCGACCCTTTCAACGGTTCCGCAACGACTAACATTTCCGGATAAAAACAAATCGCGGAGCCGCAGGCCCGCCGAATCCTCCGGACCTGAAAAAACGCCCGAACCCAATTGGGTTTTTAAAGACGCAAGCCGCTCCCGATCCTCGCAAAACCAAGCCGACGCAATCGCCGCCGCTAGACAAGAATTCCGGAGACCAACCGATCGATGTTCCGGCATCGCAAATTGCATCGCATCCCTACAGGCATGATGCAAAACCAAAAGCGGCCCGTTGGATATTCGTTTCCCCGCCGGCATCCCGCGCGCCATGCAATACCCGACACCAATCAAACGCGCAATCGCGACCGTCTGAAAACTTGCCTTCTCACCAAGAAAAGTGAAGGTATCGGCGGCGGCGCGTGTCTTTCCCGTATCAATGGAATCCATGTGGTTTCGCAGAATTCCGCGAAAGACCATCATTTCAACCGGTTGCCCTGCCTCAACAATCGCAGCCAATCTATGCTGCCCATCTGCCAGATTTCCTAAATGATCGAACGCAATACCCTGATGGGTTAAACGCCAGCGCCCGGCCTTTATCTCAGCCGCATATTCCCGCACCCGCGACATAGCCAAATTACGATTTCCAAAGTTGTTCTCCAACAGCCATTTTTCGGCCATATATGGAAAAATAACAACAACGCTTCCCAATATGCCATTCTCATTTACCATCTTTGAAAACTCCCCAGGATGAAAAGTAAAAACCAAAACTAGAAACCAGAATTCAACCTCTCCCGCTCCGCGTCGATAGCCCGGACCCACGGCCGGACTTTCTCCAGCCGTAGTTTTGCCCGTAACTCCGCCGCCTCATCTCCCCGATACAACCCACGGCCCAGATGCTCCCGCATGTCGGCCGCGGCAAGAACCGCACTCAATGCGCCATAAACCAGAGCATCTTCAAACGCCCGCCGGCCCTGCGCGACTGTATTACTGTGTGGAACCGCCATGTTTGCCCCCTCAGAATGGAAGAACCGAATCAATATCAACGCCGACCACCTCGCCCGATTCCGACTCGCGGACCTGTAGCCCCAGTTCATTAACGCACTCGACTACCCCGCGGCTTTGCCCGCCGGCAACCCGGAACCAAACTTCCTCCCCAACCACCGGCGCGTAGCCGTAGGCGGAGGAAAAGAACCGCGGGGGCGCGACTAGATCCGCCGCCGCCACCCGTAGCGATTCGGTGGCCGAGCGTTGAACGACAAGAACGGCCCGGCCGCCGTCATCGCATAGGCCCGCGACAACGCCGCTAGAAAGCCCCCGGCCGTAGCGGTACCAGACTACCGCCCCGTGCCGCGGCAACGTGCCGCCGTAGGTTTCGGCCATTCCGGCCGCCGCTGCCAAATAATCCGTTTCGAGCCCCATACCGCTTCCTCCGTGAAGTGTGGAAAACCGAACAACGATATACCAAACCAACCGCCGACCTTGCAACCATCCGGCCAAATTATTTCCAAAGAATCGGATTTCCGCGGGCGCGTCGAGCCAGCTTCAACAGTTTCGATTCCGCCGCATCGCGGACCTTCAAATACGGATTCGTAATCGGTGCCCCCGTCCGCGGGTTCGCGACTACCGCGCCGTTTTTCGTGATCGACTCTTGAGCCTCGCGATACTCCGCCCAGGCATTCGCATACATCGCGGCAACGTCTGGATCGGTGCCCGCATCCAACAAAATCTGCCGGACCATTTCGAGCGTAAGCTCCGCCGCTACTTTGCCCATGTTTTGACCCCCGCCAGTTGAAACGGTTTCAGTTCATCCATCGACCATGATTCATGAACCCCGGTTGCGTCTTCCGCTTCCCGCCGCGCGCAGAGCCGGGGCAGAATCGGGATTTCGTTTTCGATTTCGTGGACTAGATCGAACGCGGCATCCCCTTCAGAAACGTCGAATTGTTCGAACCGCGGATTGAAATTCAGATTCATAGAGCCCCGCGCCAGTACCCGGTATGTCGAATCCCAGACCGTCGCTATTTTTGCGTGATTCATGCAGATCCGAACCGACTCCGGGCCGAACTTATCCCGCCAGCGGTCAATTAATTCGACGTTCCGCTGTTCGGCCGAGCGGTCGATAACCAAACGGCCGCCGGATAGCCGTTCATCGCGGAGAAGTTTTTCGAACGCTTCGACCTCATAATCGGCTATGCACCAAGTCCATACGGAAATTTGGGGCCGGTCTAGCTCGTTGATAAGGTGGGAAACTACATCAATCATCGAAATCTGGCCGCGCGTGACCGCGAAAACCGACATTCCCGATTGAACCGGGCCGATACATTCGGCCGCGGTCTTTTGAGCGTTCCAAGCATTCGCAACGCGTGACGCTTTCGCGGCCGTAGGCTTTTTTTCCTTCGCCATGATGAAACCCTTCGTGAAGTGTGAAGAACCGAACTATAGGGAACGGACCAACCGTTTTCCAGAGCCGAAAGCCATCGCGGGAGCCGGAACCGCCCGGAGAGCATAGGCCAGCCGGCCATAAAGCCGCCCGTCGAACCGGGCATCCCCAACCAACTGCCAACGGTAGCCGGCCGGAACGCCGGGCCGGCCGCCAACGAAAACCGCCTCGACCCGCTCCGTTCGGTGAACATAGTAGGAAACGAAACCGTCGTTTTTGCGGAACCAACCGCGACGGATTTCGGCCAACTGAATTTGAACCCCTGGAGCCATTGCAAAACCCTTTCGTGTTGAAACCGGAAACCGCCGCGGGCGGCCCCTACTTGTGAACCTCGTACGTCATGCCCTTGCCATGAACCCAATCGGCTTCCAGATACCAGCGGGAACCGACAACCGAGCGGAAAGCGCCGATTTCGGGGACGAAATAGGCTTTTCCAGTGCGTACCAGCCATTCCAACTGAGCCTGTACAATCGTCTTTTCGTAGGTTTTTCCGGAGAACATCGTTTTCCCTTTCGTGTTGGCGTTGTTCGGTGTTCCGAACTTCATACCAATAATACGCCGGGAACGTCGAATGGTTCAAGGAAAAACCCGAGAAATTCGGGATTTTTCAGCCGGCCCGGCGGGGCCGCGGCTTCGCTTTCCGGGCGGCTTTCGGCTTGTCCCGGTTGCAGGCCGCGCGGCTCGAAAGTGTCTTCCGGAATTCCTCCGCGGTCCGCTGAGTGACCACCCAGGGGCCGCCGAGGGTCTTGATAGCTTCCACCCGGCCCGCCTTGATCTGCCGGCGGAAATAGTTGGACGAACAGCCGGCAAACGCGGCCGCCCGTTCGGCAGTCATCAGCGGCGAGTCTGTGAGAATCATAGAATCCATGCCCCCAATATCGTTCGGGCTTCCGAACTTGTCCAGTTAAACCATGCCCCCGCCAGACGGTGGGGGCAAACAATCGGTAGGAAAATCCGGGCTTCCCGCGAATCCTGCCCCGTTTCGGGAACAGGATTCGCGGTTTGCCAATGGCGGGGACAGGAATCGTCTTGCGCAACCAATAAACCCAACGCAATCCGACCAACCGGATAGACCGCGACCTTGTGCGCGACAGACCCATACCGCATAACCAAATTACCCCCCCCCTACGATCTGTCTTACCAACACCCCGTAGCCCCCCAACCTAGCGATTACAAAAACTTTCCCGCGCATGGATGCGCCCCACAATAAGGGCACACCATGTCGCTAACCGATTTCCTACAGACGATCTATATCCCCCTCCGCCTCCGCGGACGGTCCCAAAACAGCGTCCGGCTACTCGCGCACGCTATACGGCAATATTCGAAATTCCTCCGCCGGGATGCCGTCTTGGAGGATTTCGACGATCTAACCGTTTCGCAATTCCTTTCCCACCGGGGCGCGACACTCTCCCCGTATTCGGTCGAGCGCGAGCGGTCCGGACTACTCGCGCTCTGGAGACTCGCCGCAGACCGGCGGCTTGTGGATCTCCGGCCATGCGTCCAGGCAGAACTACTCCCCGAGCGGATCCCGCGGGCCTTTACCGTCGCGGAACTTGAGCGCCTCTATGCCGCCGCCGAGGATACGCCCGGATGGATAGGCCCGGTTGCGGCCGGCGCGTTTTGGACCGCCGCTATCATGGCCCTATACGAATCGGGAGAGCGTATCGAGGCGATGCTAAACGCCCCGAAATCGGGCTATACGGCCCCGTTCCTCCGCGTTCCCGCCAGCATTCGCAAAGGGAAACGAACCCCGCGCATCTACGAATTTTCGGCCGATACTTGCCGGCTTGTCGAAATCGCCGCCAAACATGACGCGGCCACGCTGTTTCTATGGCCGATGGACCCAAGCGGCATCTACAACCATTTCCACAAAATCACCCACCGCGCCGGGTTGGGGTCCGGCCGTGACGTTATGTTTCATTGCATCCGCCGGACAACCGCCAGCCATCTAGCCGCCGCCACGGGTAGCGTTGACGCGGCAACGGCATATCTGGGGCATTCTTCCGACCGAATCACCCGCCGTAGCTATATCGATCCGCGCATAGTGGGGGCCGCAGGGGTCAAACCGCTTGACGCACTCCCGCGGATTCGACCGCCGGCCGGGCCGAAAATCCATCGGATTGCATGACCCGCCACGCCGTCCGGTCGATCCGCTGCCCGCGCAGCTTCCGCCCCGTGAAATGGTAGATGAACCCATTCATCCGGCCCGTATTGTGTTCCGGGCGAATGTCCTGGCCGGCCGCTACCGTGTTCCAGGCCGCCGGCAACCACGTTGCCGGGGCCGCCTTCGAATGCAACAGGAGCGATAGGCAGACCTGTTCCGGTAGCCGCCGAGGGTTCCAGCGGTTCCGCTGCCCGCACTCGCGGAGCCGATGGAATAGGCCCGCGTGAACTTGCGGCCCGTACAGAAAGAAACCGCCGTTCAAGTGTTTCGAATCGGGGCAGGCGGGTAGGCCCGTCCATTTCGACCATTGCCCAACGCAAAATTCCCTGTGAAGGGAAATCGTTTTCCCGTCTTCATAGCCAACGTCCCCGGCCGCGCCCGGAAACTGACAGGCGGACACTACCCCGATACTCTCCGCCGGGACCAACGCGAACGGGTCCGGCGCGTCATCGCGGATGAGCATATCGGCATCTAGCTGTAGAACGCGTTCATAGTCCGCCAGCCGGACCGGCGCGAATGCTTTCTGCCAAAAGATATGAACGGGAGCCAGCCGCCCGCGTAGCTCGACAAACTCCACGCCCCAACGGGCCGCGGCCGCCTCGAAACTCTCCCGGCTTTTCGGGTGGATCGACTGCCCCCCGACGTTCAACACCGCGAGCGCTTTCATGCTGCCACCGACGCGCGGATATGCCCGGCCGCCGCCGCCAACGCTTCCGGCGCTGGTTCCAGGCCCAGGAATCCCACCAGAGCCCCGGCCACCGCCGCGGGATCCGCCAGCATTTCCGCCCATGCCACCCGAAACACCCGCTCCGCCGGGAAGCCGCGCAGAAACGCTTCCCGTTCGCCGTGTAGCCATGTTTGGACGGCCGCGGCTTCCGCATCCGAAACCGCCAGCCAGCCCCGAGCGGCCCGGCTGCGCCGCTGGAGACTGTCAATGGATTCCGCCAGCGGCCGTTCACAAACCACGACCCGCAACGCGTCCCCGGCGGCCGCCACCAACTCCGGACCCATTGCGCATAGGTGGGGATATTTTCCGCCGGCTATTGCCCGCGTTTGCATCCGGCCCCGAATCCAGCCGGCCAATTGCCGCGCCGCCTCCCGCCTATCCGCGATTTCGCACCGGGGGAACTTTGCGGCCCGTTCACAGATCGCGGCCAGCCCGACCGCCTCACCTCCGCCGCCGTTTTTCCGTTCCCACCCGCCAAGGCGGTCGCCCATGCTTACCCCCAGCTTGTGCAGAACCATAGCCGTCGCGCTCGATCCCGAGCGGTGTAGGCCCATGACCGCGACAAACTGTTTTGAATCCGGAACCGTCGCGGCCCTCGCGCCCCACCAACGTTCGATAACATCCTTTCCCGATATGTTTGACCGGCCCGCCGCCTGCCCGCAAAGCCAGACGGCCGGCGCGTAGAACCCGCTTTCCTCCGCTTTGTGAAGGCGGCCGAAGTGGTGGTCAATATGGCAGGAATTCTTCCACTGGTCGCACGACTCAAGCCACCGATAAAGCCGCAACAGCCCGGCCCGGCCGCGAACCGCGTAGGCATGCGTCCGGTTGATATTCGAAGCCTTGACCACCAGCGGATTTCCGGGGATTGCCAGCGGCGGCCGCAAGTGTTGCCCGCCTAAATACGCTTGCGTCCAGCCGGCCGGGAGCGCGTCGAAATACCTTTCCGCCGCTTCACTGAAACCGGGGGAAAACGTCGCGTCATCCTCGAAAATCAAAACGCGTTCCTGCCCGGCGTTCAATGCGTCTTCAATGATTCGTACATGGGACCGATAGCATCCCCACGCGCCTCCGCCCTGCCGCCACCATTCCGGGCTCTTGCATTTCGCGCCATCGACCGCGACTTCCAGGCCAATAGGCCCATACGGAAAATCTGCCGGAACCCCGGCCCGGAACGCGGCCAGCCGATCCGGCCGCCGGGCCAACGAAACAACCGCCACCCGGTCAAAGCGTTTATTAGACATACCCCAGCTTTCTTGCATTGCGGATCGCCCGCGCCACGACAAGCCGCGCCACCGTCGCCACAAACGGCAGTTTCCGCCGGCCGCTTTCCTCGCGCAACCATTCAACCACCGTTGCCCGGTTTTTATCAACCCAGGCAACGCCGCGCACGTCCATTTCAGCGGCCCGAGCGTTACATTTACAAGTAGGGGAAGAACGTATTCCCACCAGAGACAATAACTTTTTTAGCTCCGTTCCCGCGCCGCCCCGAGGGGTCCGCCGCCGAGGATACGCCGGGTGGTTTTCGTCTATCGTCCACATGGGACCGTCCCGCGAAACCACGCACGGCATGACCGCGGCCAACAGGTAGCCGCGCTCCCGGCATCGCTCAAAAAGGTGCCGCCTATGGCATGTAATCATGGGAGTGGGTTAACGTCACGGGTTGCGCCGAACGAAATGCTACAGGTAACGCCGTCGCTTACGCCTGCACCCTTCCAGACCTCCGGCCGCGTCACGAGCGCTTTGGGGCCGGGGGCCGCAACCGTGCCAAACTTCCAGCCATCGGGGTACTTAGGCAAAGGCAACAACACTCCGTCGACATAACTGCTCCAGAATCCTTCTATACACTGCGGCCCGCCTTCGATTGTTTCGATGCTTAAGCGGGCACCGTCGCAATTCCCAAAAATCTCAGTTCCGCGATCTAGCCTAATGCCTAACACAGGCCAATCCGGCGGGAGTTTTAGCGTGCCTTTCCATACCAAAAGCTCATCATACAATTCAGGTCTTGGGATATATTCTAGTTCGACCTCTTGATTTAACGCCTCCGCGTATCCGGCCGAAACGCCGGGAATACACCACGGCAACGGGTCTGAATCGACAAACCCGCATAGCTTAACCGTGGCCGTTCTGGGAACATTCTCGCCGCAAACCCAAGGAGGCGGCTGCGGGTTGCAAGCCTCGTGGGCTAGGTCAAGGTCTATGAACCCGCCCTGATCTAGGCAGACATCATTGGGGAGAAAGACTGTCTGGATGTTGTTTGGGAAGCTGGAGTTACAGAAGTAGCAAGGCGGATCGGGCGGCGACGACGAACTAGACGAAGACGAACTGGAAGACGATGAACTAGAAGACGATGAACCGCAGCATTCGCAGTCGCTGCGAACCGTCCGGGTAGCGCTGTTCATGTTCCCTGCCATACCCGCGCCCATATTTTCGTCTTTGTCACAACAAGCTGGCCGTCTTCACAGCTTACATCCGTAACGACTTCCAGCCATTCGCCGGGGCCGAACGAACCCGAGCCCGGCGGCCCGGAGGATGAGCCGTCGCTACTAGGGGGAGCGCACCCGCAAACCTCGCAGCATTCGGCCGCCGTATCGTACGGGCCGCTCACGGGCGTGTTACCGTCCCAACGATCCCCCGATTCGTTCGGTTGCCGGCAAACCGCCTTTGTTTCCTCGCCGTTCGGCCAATAACAGTACCACGCGCCACCGCTCCCGCTAGAAGGGGGAACACAGCCGCAAGCCTCACAACATTCGGATTCCGTACCATACGGGCCGCTTTGCGGGTCCAGACCTTCCCAGACTCCGCCAGGGGCAGACGATTGCCGGCATATCGCCTTTGTCTGGTCCCCGTCCGGCCAATAACAGTACCAGGGCGGCGGCGGATTACATTCCGCTTCGCATTCCTCGCGGGTATCGTGCGGCCCCGAACTAGGGAATAGCGGTTCCTGGCCCTCGCCAGGGGTCCACAAGCCTAGTTCATCATCTTTCGAGTCTGATACATGGCATTCCTTTATCGGGCTCCCGTCTTCCGCCGTGCCGACCTCATAACAGTACCAGCGGCCCCAATAACTGGAACCGTCGCTAGACGTTGAACTAGACGAATCACCGCCGCAGGCCGCCGCGCATTCGGCAGCGGTTTCGTACGGTCCCGATTCCGGGGAAAGCGGTTCCCCGTCATCGCTCGACCCGTCGCCGGGGCCGGGTGGGGTCCAGAGCGCGGCCGGGTCTTCCGGATCGTCTGGAGTATGGCATTCGCGGATTGGGGTTCCATCGGATGCCGTATCGACAACGTAACAGTACCAGGGGCCGCCGCCGGATGAATCGGACGAACCCGAACCGGATGAACCAGAAGACGATGAACCCGATGAACCCGATGAACTTGCGCAGCCGCAAACCTTGCAGCATTCTTCCTCTGTATCGTATGGCCCGCTTACGGGCGTATTCCCGTCATGGCAGTTTCCGGATTCGTTCGGCTCCGCGCAATATGCCTTGGTTTCCTCGCCGTTCGGCCAATAACAATACCAACCGCCCCCCGATGAACTGGAAGACGAACTAGGTTCGCTGGAGGAATCCGACGATTCAGAAGACGAACTGGAAGAAGACGAACTGGAAGACGATGAACTGGAAGACGATGAACCGCAGCCGCATTCCATAACGCGCAGGATTCGCCAAAACGGTTTTTCGCCGTCATCCCGCGGAAATTCGTACCGCGCCTCCACCACCGATTCCGCCGGCAGCGGTTCCGATATGTCTTCCTCGCGGGCCAAATTCCAGAGCCGAACGACCGTGGAAACGTCGCGCAGCGTTTGCGGTTCGTTGTCGCCGCCGGCCGGCGTGAACCCAACGCCGCAGCCCTCCGCCGATTCGGCCGAGGAAAGGAAAACTTCCTCCGCCTCGACTTCCCCGCACGACTCCAGATCCGACAACAGCCGGAAGAACAATTCCTGCGGCGGTTCCTCCGGCCGATACTTCCAGTGACCCGCGCCGGGCCGGCCGCCGCCACGCTCGACTAGCTCGACAGCCCGCGCGATACGCTCCGCCGATTGCCGGCCGAAGACAACGCCCGTTCCCCGCGCAGCGGATTTCCGGGGGCCGCCCATTAGGTAATGCCCCCGAACCACCCGAACGGCGCTTGCGCGTACGGGTTCGCGCCGTCGCCGTCGTTAATGATCCGCGGGAACCCCGGCGTTCCGTTCGGAACCGCAACGCCACCCGATAGGCTCGCGGGTTCCTTAATCGGCTTTTTGTCCTGGCCGAGGATGGCCGCCGTATATTCCCCGCTGCCCGTAGGATTGCCGGCCCCGTCAACGAGTTGTTGATAGCCAATATCCAGCGGTTTCAGAACCCAGGTATCCGAACGGTAGGCGAAATCGAACGTCACTTCCCAATAGACAAAAACTCCGTTCGAAGTGCCCTCCGTTTTCTTGTTGAACCGGCCGCCCTGGCACTTCCACGTACGCGGGGGGCAACCAAGCCACGTATCAGAGTTGATTTTGTTCGTATACCCTTGCAGGGCCGATACGCCGGAATAGTCCCCAAAACACCGCGTCAAACTCACTTGGAAATCGGCAATATCCATAGTGAGATCCGGCAGCGCAATTCCGGCCGAATTCGTGATCGGTTGCCGGTTTATATCCTGCCAACAGGGGCCGGATGAAACCGAACTACCCCCGGTCCACACGTCCGGGGGCAACTTGAAAGGATCCTCATCCCCCTCTTTACTAGGCGTGTAGTACCGAACCGTAAGAAGATAGGATAACAGCGTGTTGCCGCGCGGCTTGCAATCAAATTCCATCGCGAAAACGTTTCCATCGTCCGGATGACTCGCGCCAAACTGGATCCCGGCCGCCTGCGCAATTACCGCCATCGACTCCCGCGGATTATCAACGCGAACGATGAATGAACGCGTATACGTATATGTCTCGCGGAATTTACCCGAGACTCCGCGATCATCCATACTCTCGACAACGGCTACAACGCCCATACAAACCCCTAGAAATTGAATTCGTCTAGGCCGAGATCCAAATCATCGATCCCGTCCCGAATGTCTTCCAAAACGTCAATCTGTTTTTCGCTCTGGTTTTGACGGCCTTCCGGTTGCATTAGCCGGAGCATTTCATTTACGCCGGCCGCCGAACGGGCATCTAGACCCTTTGCCAGCCGGCTTTCGTCAATGACGATTTCGACCGGCGCTTTTTTGGTCGCCTCTTTTTCGTCAATCGTCTGTTTTACCGCCGTGTCCGCGGCATCCCTGGCCGCGTTTATGTCGGCCTTTATGGCCCGGAATGCCGTTGTGACCGGCCCGGCTATATCGTCGCCCGTATCCTCCGCCCGCTCCCCAAACGCGTCCGCGAACAGCCGGCCGGCTTCCGTTGCATTCGTGCCCATAGCGTCCGCGTAGGCCGTCGCCGTGTCCGAAAAACCATCCGACAACGCCCGCGCGCCCTCCGCCAAATCACCCGCGCCGGGAATGTAGTCCGCAACTTCCGCAACCGCCGCCAAAACGCCCGAAATCACGTTCGCAATCACCCGCCCGAACGTATTTCCGACAAGCTCCAACACCTTAAACACGCCCGCCGCGGCGCTTATCGCCCGCGAAAACAGATCCACGACCGTTTCCCAGTAGCCGCCCACGTCTTTCGCATACCGCCAGACCTCCGGAATGTTCGCAATAAACCAATCCGCCACGCCGGCCAGAAACTCCGCCCCGGAAATCAACGAATCGGCAATGGCTTCCCCAATGCTTTGCCCGCCAAACCCCGCCACGAAATTCGTGAACGCTTCATTCAGCGCCGTAACCG